AGATAGGAGTATCGGCAGTAAAGCCAGCACCCATAAGACCCAAAGGAATTTCGACTTTAATCATTTCTTCTTCATTATCAATCATAGCATTGTAACGTTCGTAAGTTGTTGCTTTAGATACAGGTTTATAGATAGTAAGAACTTCTTGACCTGGAGTATTATCGAAAGTAAAGTATACTTGTTTAGCTTTATTAGATGGGAAGCGAGATTTTACACGGAAACGAAGAGTATCGTCAGAACGCAATTTAAAATCTTTTTGAGCTTCAGAACCACCGATACGGAAACCATACAAAGTACGGCAACCGGAATTATATGCATCAGCTAATGTAGCTGTTAAGTCTACTTCACGTTTAGTTTCGCGATTATAAGTATCGCCATAAGTATATGTTGCATAAGATGGATCGTAAATAGGTACAGGAACACCATTAGGACCATCGAATGCAGTACCGATACAAAGAACTGCGTCTGTTGTACCGAATTGGCTGTCGTCGTAAAGTTTTTTCTTTACAGAATTAACTTCGACAAACACGCCAGGAAGATCGCGGAGGATTTCCTCTTTGAAAGAGTACGCCATTATTCAACCTCTTAGATTAATAATTATTTATCAAGATTTAATAGACGTTCAATAAGTTTGCGAGTAACAACAAATATCTTGTCTATTCTTAAAATGTAGCGAACACTTCTAACTGAATATTTTTCTCGATATTGAACGTTAGATTCGTCTGTTAAACGTTGATCATATAAAAGTTCATTTACGCCTCGACTCTTAACGTATCCAGTATAGTCATACATTAACTCTTCAAAATCTTTTAAGACTTTATTAGCCGTTGCATAACTACTAGCGAAGATATCGAATTGAAGTATGTATTCGAATGCATGACGATATACTTCAACGCCTTCTTCTTCAATATTTTCTTTAACAGGATATTTATTATCTGGACGATATTCAGGATGACCTGGAGCACGTCTAATCGTATTTTCCATTAATCTTGGCTTAATACTATTAATAGTCTTACCCGAGATAATCTTAAAGAAAATATACGGATTATTAATTGGTTTGTCGCGATCGTTAATCGTAGCCCCTTCGTCTGGACTCATTTTAACTTGATCTTCATATAACGCTTTTTCGACTAATTTAACGAGCAACTCGATAAATTCATCAAAACTAATGGACTGTTCAGCCCTCAATCGATCGACTCTATGTCGATTATTCATTAGCCTACCGGGAGCATTAACTACTGACAGGCTATCTTTTTTTGCTTTTAACTGATCGATTATAAATCGTTCGTCATGAGTAAGTTCGTCTGTCATTATAACCTCTGTTCCGCAGTATACGACTCTGTCGTGAATAAAGGATACAACGTATACCGAAGTATAATGTCGACCCCTAATCCATTTTCTCTTAATTGTTCTTCAACGCTATCGATATGATAGTCGTATAGAACAAATCCTACATTTTGTTTTAATAAGGATTCTAATCGGTCTCTTATCTTTAACAGATAAAACTTCCGATAATTTTTTCCTATATATTCATCGAAGTCCATTTCTCTGACTAGATAATAAATAATACGCATTACCATAACAGATTTATTAGGATTTTCGCTAGATAGGTTAACTAAATTTTCAACTGTTGTACCGACTAATGAACTATTTCTGTAATAGACGACATTAGGAAGCATGTCTTTATAATCTACTATAAAGTCAGTGTCCTCATTTGATAAAAGTGGGTACTCGTTAATAGGCGTGGCGGCTAACTTCGCCGCTACAACTATATTACTATATTGAATATATTTTAAATTATTGCCGACTAAAATTATATTATCCAAAAATTTATTCTTATTATGGACAGAAGTAAACTTTTGAACAATGCCGTCATAGTAATTATTAAAGTCGTCGATATCTTCGAATAAAGAACTATGTTTATCTGTTACGATAATCATACTACGATTCTTATAACAATTACTAGATAATACATTTAAATAATAATCTGTTAAATCTTTATTATAACGATCAGTATAGCGATCAGAAAACATTATTTTAGTCGGACAAATATAAGCAAAATCATAATCTATTAATTGATTAGCAATATTTAAGAAATCAGATATCGTTCGCATATTAACTAAATATACATCGGGAGCTGAATAGCTTTTAGCTAGTTTATATGCTAGATACAAATCTGAGTCTTTACCATATTCTTTTTCGACATCGAATAACGTATTAAATTTTTCAATTTTACATGTCTTATTAGTCGATTCAGAATTACCTATAATTAATAGACTCGTATGTTTGTCGTCGGATGTCATATTAGCCTCCGATCAACGCTTTAAAATTTTTCATAAAAGCTTCTGGGTTTCGCTTATAATCGACACCATTAGCTTGATAATATACGCAATCCATAGTATTAGAATACCAATCCATTACGTACGTTATATTAATAATTTTATCTTTAAACACAATGATATCTCCAGGGAATACTGGAAATTCATTACGAATGTAAATATCGTAACCACGCATTAAGAATAATTTATTATCAGCATTATCAGTAGAAAATAATGGCTGAATATGTGCACGTGCTTCACGTATCGAAATCTTCTGTCCGAATCCTAAACAGTTTTCACACAAAGGATCGCCTTCTTTTGCTGTCGGATCTTTACACGTACAATCAATATTTCGATATGGTTGTACTAACCATACCGGAACTTCCATTAATTGTATTAATCCATTAATTCGTTCATCTAAATTTTTCATTAAGTTTTCCTCAAAGATTTTAATGAACGTGATAAATCATCAAATAATGTCGTAGGATATGTATGTAATTTTTGTTTTTCTGTATAAGAACGTTTACCTGTTCTTGGTTCAGCTCTACCCATAGTAAGATACGTAGGATCGACAATTAGTTTTTCAAAAATCTCCATTTCAGCTTTAATCATTTTGATTAAATCTGATAAGGAAGGAGCATTACCACTAGAACTAGAAGAACTTGATCCGCCAGATTCAGTCGAACCAAAACTAATGTTACCGATATGACCAGATATCTTACCAGACGTCGAAGTCGTTACGGCGTGTTTACTTACTAAACTTAATGTCGCTCTTAATTTACAGAACTGTTGTAAAAGATATGGCAAATCGGCTCTATTTTCATAACCTGGAATTTGGTCTAATAGAAACTGGGCAAACCGACTTGCTTCTTTTAATGCGTATAAAACTTCTGTATCACTAGCATCGAATACATCGATTAGATAATTTACATCGCCGAGCGTATAAAAATTACTAATTTGTTCTGATGCTACCGTATAGACTTTATATTTTAATACTTTTTTACCATCGACAGATTCAAGTTTTTTAATTCTGATTTCGTATAAAGAATCAGGTTTAACACCGCTGACTGGTCTTAGTTCTAAACGATTACCAAATATCGTATACTCAAAAGGTTCTGCCATTAGAAATCCTTTCTGATGATTTCGATATTTTGTAAAATACCTTCATCTTTAATTTCAGCATTAAATTCAAACACGAAAGCATCGTTAGCACCTTGTTGAGGTCGTCTAGTTACTTCGAGTGCACTAATAATAACGGGAGCAATATTTGTTCCGGCCGGAGTTTCATCGACTACGACACCTGGCGTTCCGCCGTCATTAGCTCTAGTAATAATAGTTCCGTCAGCTAATTTAATAGTCGTTGCTGTATTACCGTTGCCATCTTTCATGATTCTTTCGATGGCTTCTGCTGACAATGACGTAGCCGTATTATTATTAGCCGTTACTTCAGGAGATAATCCTAACCCCGTAGCATGATTAACTTCATCGGCCGACATCGACCCGGGAGAAGTCGGATTCGTATCCAGGTTAACTTTATTATTGTGCATATTCCGTTTGTAATTATACGGTGACCAAATAGATACTGGATTTATTTTATGAGGATCTTTTTCTGATTTTTCTAAACGATCAAGAACACGATCTTTTCCATCATAAGTAAAAGTAGCTATATCAGACCATGCTCCGAATTCTTTATCTTTTTCGACACGAATACGAATATAATACTGTTTAGCATCTTTTAATTTAGGAAAACTAATACGTTGTTTATTTAATACTACAGTATCGATTTCACAAGGATCAAAATTTTTATTTTCAGAAATTTGCAATCGATATTCTAATACAGGTTTACGTCTTTTATCTCGTAAGATTTCTTGCCATTCACAAATAAAAGATCCATCGACAAGCTCATGATTTGCCGGACTAATAATGCGGACATTAGAATATATGTTACTATTGAAATATACGTGACGAATTAAACTAGATTGTAATGGAGTGCCAACAATATCTTTAATAGTTTTATTAATATCGAGACGATACTCTTCGTTAGGTTCTACGTCGTCTAACACTGTAATAACAACAGTCTTCTTTGACGTACGATATTTTAATCGATAAATCTTTTGAGATTCTGCATGAACCATTGCAATCGTATCGCTATCGACTGTGTCTGGATCTACATTACTCGTAAAGAAAAGTTTAATTTGCTTTTCAATAGGATTTACGGCCATGTCGACCAAAGCAAATTCTTTAAACATAATCTTCCTTCTTATTTGCTAGCTTTTTTACGACCACGAGTTTTTTTAGGTTTATCTTCAGTTGCGGTTTCGTCTTCCACTTCTTCTGCAGATTTTTCTTCCAAAGTCTCTTCTGCAACGTCCTTCGCCTCTGTTTCTTCTGGAACTACTTCAGCTTTAGATGTTTCTTCAAGTTTTGCTTCTTCAGTTTTAGTTTCAGGTGCTACTTGCAACCCTTCTTGCCCTTTTTCTTGCAAGCCATTTGTATTCTCCTTGTTAACTTTTTCTAAATTTTCTTTAGCTTCTGCTAATGCTGCTTCTAAATCGAATTCATTTTCTTTAGAACGAGCAACTGTTTTTTCCATAATGTCTTCAGGATGAATTAGACCAGATGCAACCATGTCATAATTAGAAGACGGAATAAAACGTTTAGCCATTTTAGAATAATTAGCATTTTCTGCCGGAAGCATACCGTTAACTAAAATTAATCGACCTACTTTAACAGAACGGCGAATATTTTTAAGATCCATATCGTCATAAATACGACCATAAGGTGCTTTACGTGTTAAACGTAGACGAGTAATTTTATCGAAATAACCGATTTCACCATGACCTAATTTTACAATAGCAATCGGTTCTTTTAATTTAGTCATCAAAATACCTCTATATATTAAAAAAAGGGGAGCCCGAAAGCTCCCCTAATTACTCATTCAATTAACAGAATGTATAAGAATATTATTCTTGGATACGAACTGCAGTTGGACGAGGGAAGGAAGGCATAGCGGAAATGTTTTTAGCCACTGCGATACCTTTACCATTATCCATGATACCAACGCCATAGCGTTCTTTAGCTTTGATAATACGTACGTCAGTTTCAGGGTTAGTCCATTTTTCAATAGATAATTCTTCACGTTGTACGATAGCACCGATGTTATTACGATCGATAGCATACATATCAAATGTTTTGTTTTGTTTATCAAATTTAACACGAGGGCTCAAGATAATGTTAACTGGCATAGGCAAGTTAAACATTGCTTGAGATTCGTTCAAGATGAATTTTTGTGGTCCCATATTATTGGACAAACCAGCAAAACCAGGAGTACCTTGAGTTGTGCCAAATGGGTTAACATTCATAGCACCCATAGCACCGAAAGTCAAACCTTGACCTACCATTGCGTTACGAGCAAATACTAACCAGCAAAGTGGATGCATAATAACGTCAGTCGGAGTTTTATCATTAGCCATCAATGCTAAGCACATAGACATGAAGTCTTCGACGGAAAGAGTACCGTTAGGAAGAGAATCTTCGCCAAGACCACTTGTCATAGCGTCAGGATTTTGAGCACCCAAAGAGTTATCGAATACTACGTGACCATGTTCAGAGAACTCACGAGCACACCATTCGTCTTTATAACGAGCCATTGCACCGCCGATACGGGACAAGTTAGCTTCCATGATATCCCAGTAGGAATCCATGATAACTTCTTCAGACAACGTAACTTTAAGACCGATTTTCTTAGGACGAATTTCGATGGAGTTGTATTGAAGAGTGTTGATTTCTACTGCTTCATCGTTGTAAGCACCAGCTTCGGAAACTTCGTGTGCTTGCAATTCACCGATAATAGGTACAACTACTGTACCGCTAGTTTTATCGGATTGAATTTTAGTGAAGAATGGAGAGATAACAGATTGAGTATCTTCAGCTTCGATCATACGAGTTTCGATGATACGAGGAACCAAATCGACAACGTCAGTTGTCATAATTGTTTCTTTGATGCTGAAAGATTTATTGCTAGGTTGTTTGTTCATACGAGCAACAACGTCTTCGAGAATATCGTATTTTCTCAAAGATTCTTGCATTTTTTCAGGGGACCAACCAGCTTCTTGACCAGCTTTGGTCACTTCAGCGCGTTGTTCTTTAAGAGAATTAACAAATTCTTTCATTTCGATTTTCATTATATTTTAAAGCTCCTATTATTTTTGTAACAATACTTTAACAGAACCTACACAGCCTGCCCAATCCATGAATGTAGGCACGCCAGCAAGACCTTGACGGGAATAAGATACTTTTACTTCCGCTTCTTCTTTAGGAGCAGCTTTAATAATTGCATCGGCTTGTGCACGGTCGATAACACGCAAGCGGATCAAACCATTAACTTCATTGAAGTATACTACTTCAAATGCATTAGCAATAACAGCACCTTTTACTACTGGAGTATAAGCAGAGTTATTAATAGAAATTTGTACAGAACCTTGTTCGATGAAACGTTCTGGAATTTGATAGTTGAAATCAAGATATTCTTGAGTAGGAGCAGCTAGATGCATTACGCCAACTTTAACGTCTTTAATAGCAGTCGTAGCTACGTTGCGACCATCTGTTAAACCAGGAATACCGATATACTCATAACGAGCACCCATACGGGAATCGTATACGTCCAATTTATTATTGGAGGCAGTCATGTTCAAGTCATGATCAGAATACAAAGAATTGAATTCATAGTTTTCGATACCACGGAAATATGCAGAACCATCGACTAAATCTTCGCCACGACGATATGTACGGCCATAACCATCTTCAGCGTATTGAGCCAATTGTTCTTGATCTTCGATAGCCCATTTCATCCATTTTGTAGAACCTTCAGGAACTAAGTTAGGATTTACTTCATGTACTTGACCGATAATTTGTTGACGTTCAAATTCGATTTCAGGAGCTTGCATAGTTGCCAAAGCAGTTTCGTCAGACAATGGAGATTTTACGATACGACCATTTTCATCAGATTTTACGAAATCGCCAGGCAAGAATGTACCATAAGCAGAACCCCAAGGGTTTTGTTCAGCTTCATCTTTAAACAAGAAATGAGGCAATTCTACCATTACGTCAGTTTTAATAGCGCCAGGAGTCATACCGTTCCAAGCATTTTCGTCACGAGTATATTCGTTACGCATTAAAATACCGATAGGAACGTTACCATTACGATGGTCCGTAAGTTTTTTACCAGCTTTAGTTAACAAGCCAGAAGTTTTATCTTTATCAAGACCAGCAGCAGTAGCGATTGCTTTAGCACCGCCATTAGCAAATGGTTTGTAATGATCGGCAGTATAAGCAGCCGCATCGACTGGAGTCCAATCAACATCAGCGTTCATCATAGGTTTGCCAGAAGCTTTACCAGATACGATACCAGCAGCACCATATACATCGGCAGCTGTACGCAAACGTACAGGGCAGCCACCATTAGCAAGTGTCAATACGTTTAAGAATTTTTCAGGATTTTCTTTAGCAGCTTTAACATCGCGGTCAACAGCTACGATACGACCTTTTGGAATTACGACTTGGTTATACATTTCTGCATAGTTGTAACGGAATGCTACAGGAAGACGATCATCCAACCAATAAGCAATATTGGAAGTGTCATGGTTAGTTGTATTTAAACGTACTTGAGTACGTGTTACACGGCGGTCATCGTTATTGAACTGTTTGAAGCCCATGCCTTTGAATACTTTACCATCAGCACCGCCAGTGAAATAATTAGCACCTTTACCAGGATTGTAATTTGCCATTTAAAATTTATCTCCTATTATTTATAGAAAGCGTTAAATACGTCAGTAATAGATTTAAGTTGTTGAGCAGCTTCTTTTACTTGAACTTCAGTAGATTTATTATTCTTAGCATTAGGATCTGTAATCGTAGAGTTTGCTAAATCTAATGTTTTAATTTTATCTTCGAAAGATTCTTTAACGGAAGCAATTTCAGACTTAACTTTTTCTTCGCTTTCAGTTTTAAATGTATCGAAGCCTGCTTTAACTTCTTGAACAGATTTAAGAGCTTCTTCTAATTTTTCTTTACCTTCGATTAAGGAAGCAGTTTCTTTACGAGCTTCAGATTTATAAGCTAATAAATCGTCGGCAAGATTAGAAACTTTTGCAGTAAGAGCTTCGTTAGATTTAATAAGTTCAGTGATCTGACCTTTTAATTCTTCGATCTCTGTTTTTTCTTCACCTTTAATCTCTGGAGTCTTTTCAACTTCAGGAGTTTCAGTTTCAGGAACTTCAACTTCTGTAGCAGTTTCTTTACCTTCGACTTCAGTTTTAACTTCAGTTTCAGGTTCTTGAACTTTTAATTTTTCTTTATCCATAGATTCGTTAGCACGAATATTCGTACCGGTTTCTCCTTGTTGCGGAATACTTAAATTAGAAGGAGTACTACTTTGTTGTTCGTACTCCCCGTCATCATATACTTTAATATTCTTTGCATATTTATCAGAAGGAACTATAACATAAGACAATTCGATTGGGCTCATCGAAAAGAAATCCCAACAACATGTTTGTCCGTCATAACTCTCTCCTCTGACATGTTCACACGGACCTTCGTTGAGATCTTGTCCACAAATAGAACAACGAACGTCGTGTCCAGTCATACCAATGCTTACAGTCGATAATAATCCAGACTTGATATCTTTTTGAGCTTTTTCGTCGAGAATTTCAGCCGTAATAAATAAAGCTTTAGAACCGACGAGTCGTTCGCTATCACCAAGTCTTGCATCGATCGCACGACCAATAATTTGACCGTCTTGATCATTATGATGCATAATGATTGGAATATTATAAGGATGTGTCCACTCAGATAAGGAATCTTCTAGACCTTGATACGCATATCGAGTACTGTTTTGAGTGACATAAGGATATGCATGAACAGCTTCGATTTCGACAATTAATTTATTGTCGGAATCATTAGAATAACTCGATTGACCAATAGGTCTGATAACAGACTCTTTTATCGTGACGTTTTCACTTGTAGGAGAAAAACCAATATATTCACGGAAGTCCATTATTTATCCTTTCATGATTGGTTTTATGCCGCACGTACAGTACGGGCTATAAGCTGGAATATCTTCGATAGAGATTCTATCAATATTAAAATGGGTCATGCGTCCATTTTGATGTTCACTGTCGTTAAATTGAATATCGATTGCTTTTATACCATCTTGTTTGCATTGTTGTACGTATCCGTACCAATATGCTTTACGAGAGATATAATCACATAAAAAACGAAGGCGATATTCATTTTTACTTAAAATGCTATCGATGTATATTTTATCTTTATTATTTTTGACCGCAGATTGAATGTCCTGCATTATCTTACTTATTTTTTTGACGAATAATCGTCAATCACATCGATGTTCGGAGTGATCTTGTCTTTATTAGTTTTGTTGTTCGCTTTAGAATGGTCGACACCTTGTTTAGCAAAATCTAAAGCATACTCATGAAGAGCTTCTCTAAATTTATCGTCTTCAATAGCGTCGCCATCTGTGAGTATATTACTGAGGTCTTTGTAGAGTTTATCAACTTTACTAAAGTTTTTTGAATAATCGTCTAAATTTTGTTGAGTATTTAAAGATTCTTTAGCTTTAATACTATATTTATCTGTATTTTGATTTGTCGGATTAGCATCGTTAGAGAAGTAATCGTTAGGACCAGAGGATGCTTGTTTACCGTTAAACTTACGATTATCTAATCCATCGTCATTAGAAGATTGAGCTTGTTGCATATTTAATGCAGCCGTAGCTTTTGCCGTCTTAATAGCAGCATTAGCTTGAGCATCGACAAGATCGAGTTTACCTTTTTGAGTAATTTTAAAGGCATACATATCTTCTTCAGATAATTCATTACTAAGGCCAAGTTCACGACGAGCTTCGTCCAAGTCAATAACATTCCCTTGATATTTTTGAATCGTATTAGATTCGAGCTTAATTTTAGTATCGATCGATACTTCGTTGAATGCAAACGACACATAATCATCTTTATTCAATAAAGGATTAAAGCCACCTTCTAATAATAATTCTGTAAATAGATATTTTTCGATAAAATTAGTAATTACGTTTTGGAATGCTCTTACTTCATCATGCATTAATGCTTCGGTGTTATCAGCAGAAGACTGACCGCCGCCACGTCCCATCGAAGATTTAGATGCATTTAATGCAGAGAATACTCGAAGTTCTAAATACTCTAAAAATTTTAAAAGTTGATTGGCTTGCATATTAGGCGTAATCGCTTCGATCGCTGTACGTTCATTCGTAACGATAAACCCGTCGTTTGGCATTTCTTGGAATGCATCGCGAGCATCGTTAATTTCTTTTTGCGTAGCATATTGACCTTCGGCCGTATTACCTACTTTTATATGCAAAACAGGGATGGCAAAGCGATATAATATCGTCATTACCAGCCCTTCAGCTTTCCGGAGCATAGTTACATCTTCTAATGCCGAATAAATTCGGGATGTACCATAGTCCGCATTATTCATTTTGTCGATATACAAATGAATTACATCGTTCGGAGAATACTCTTCCTGATTAATTACATATGCATCGATAGCCCCGGCATCGTTACGACGAATCGTTACCGATGCTGGATCGGCTAAAAATAAACCTGAAATTGCTCCACCGCTAAAAATCTTTTCAGCTTTAAGACCAAATTTCTCAGTATTATTATCTCTAGTTTTTATTATATACGAATTTGAGTAAGTATACAAGTCTCTAGCGATAGAAGTTATTAAAGTATAAAAAGGAATCTTCGTTCTAAATTCTATAACTTTAATTCTGTCGTTAACATAATTAGCAGCATCTTCGTTCTTAGATTTAATTTGATACCCAGCTTTAGTAATAAGCTGAGAAAATTTTCTAACGGCAACTGCTAAATAAGAATCTGTTAAGACAGCATTTTTTATTTGTGCTAGATCATAAGAGCGAGCACCGGGATTTTGTGCGTTAGCATTTCGATATTCGCCAAGTGTTACTGGCTTAGCTTTTAATGCCGACTGAAAATCTCCGGTCACTTTCTTATTAGTATCTAGCTTTTTTGTCGTTACTTTTTCGAAAAAATTAGTTAGACCCATTTATTTTCCTTATACAAAATATATTAATATTATTTATTATATCATATTAATATTACTTTGCAAAATTGTTATAAATATTTTGAGCATATCCAACACGTTTACCATGAGCTACTTCTGGTATGTTTTCACGTCCATCACCATCTTGATATTCAAAATTACCAGTAAAACAACTTACGGCTTGTTCGATAGTTTTGCCGTTCATATTCTCTGGTTTAGCTCCGGTATGAGTATTCATAATTTCATACTTAATCGTTGCTAATTGTGCTTCAAGATCACTAGGTTGTTTACCAAGTTGAGAAGCGATACGTGATAATAATCCTTGACGTTCAGAATCAGTCCATTGAACTAAACCAAAG